AAAAGATTGACCTTGCTGTTGCCGCAATCATGGGGCTGGAGCGATCAATGGTGTTTGAAGATGTCCCAGCGGCGCCCGTGCCGCAATTCTTTTAGGAGTTGGCGCATGGCCGCACTATTGCAATTTATTGGTTTGGTTCTCATTGTCGCTGGCGCGTGGTTGGTGTTTCCCCCTGCCGCCATCGTCCTCGGTGGTGTCATCCTCGTCGCGCTAGGTGTTGCGCTGGAAAGAGTGAAAAATGCTAGATCGACTCCTAAGACCTAACGCGACCCGCGCAATTAGCGCGGCGACGCTGTTTCAAACGGGTGGTGAAATTCCTAACCGCACGTTGGCCGGTGTAAGCATTACTCAGGAAAACTCAATCACAATCGGCGCAGTGTATGCGTCGGTGCGTTTGATTTCCGATGTCATCTCCACACTTCCCGTTGATACTTTTGTGCAAGTCGGCGACCAGCGCCAATCGTTTCCGATGCCCTCATGGTTGGTTGATCCCGAGCCTGACATGTCTGTCACTCGCGCCGATCACTTCCAAATGCTGCTTGTTTCCCTGTTGATCGACGGCAACGCCTTTGTTCGCAAACTTCGCAACCCCGACACCGGCGACATCGTTGCCCTCTACGTCTTGGCACCTCACCGCGTGGAAGTCATACGCAACGCCGCTGGTGTTATTGAATACAAGATTGACCATGGCAAGCGCATCATTTCCGATGCCGACATGATCCACATCACCGAGCTGCGTAAGCCCGGTGTTTTGCGTGGCGTCTCTCGCATCGAGACAATGAAACAGACTTTAGGACTGTCCAAGGCACTTGAGGACTTCTCCGCACAATTCTTTGGCACCGGATCAACGGTCAGCGGGATCATTGAGACACCGCATGAAATGACGCAAGACCAAGCCATGGAATTGAAGAATGGTTGGGAGCGCGAGCATCGCGGATTGCGTAAGGCGTACCGCCCTGGAATCCTCACTGGTGGCGCTAAGTTCGTCAAGACAACCGTTGATCCTGACGAAGCACAAATGCTGGGCAGCCGTGAGTTTAGCGTTGAAGAAATCGCGCGCATTTTCCGCATCCCTCCACACCTGTTGCAGTCCACCAAGCCGGGTTCAATGTCCTACGCATCGGTGGAGGAGAACAGCAAACAGTTCGTCACCTACACGTTGCTGCCTTACATTTCCAAAATTGAGCAGGCATACTCACCAATGCTGTCGGCTAACGCTTTCGTGCGGTTCAACGTTGACGGTTTACTGCGCGCCAACTTGACCGAACGTTTCGCTGCATATTCGTCAGCAACTCAAGCTGGGTTCCTGTCCATCAACGACATTCACAAACTTGAGGACATGACGCCCGTTGAGGGTGGAGATGTTTATCGGGTGCCATTGGCAAACGTTGACCTTGGCGCTGCGTCCATCACCGAACTTGATAAGCGCGTTGGCATGGTGATGAGACTGATTCAGGTCGGCTTTGATCCACAGGCCGCTGCCGCTGCTGTTGGTTTGCCGGCAATTGCTCACACAGGTCTACCGACAGTCCAGTTGCAGGCGATTGCACAGGTTGATCCCGTTGACCCTGAATCTGTATACGAAGTGAAAAGTTTTGATTCTGAAATTGACCAAAGAAACATTGCGGAAGATATAGCAACGGTGCTTTCCGAATCCATTAGGGCAATGCCTGCACCAGTTGTCAATGTGAACCTGCCGGACACACCAAAACGAACACGCAACATTGAACGCGACCTTGACGGAAATATCACAAAGATTGTGGAGAACTAATGGCACTCAATACGACTGGCAAAAATGTAATGCTCGGCGGTCTTTCTGCCGTGGCAACCCATGTTTCACTGCACACTGCTGACCCCGGTGCTACGGGCACCAGTGAAGTCAGTGGTTCACCGTACACGCGCGAACTTGCGGGTTGGGCTAGTCCAAGTGCAGGCGCTGTTGCAAATGCTGGCGCAATCGTTCTTGAAGTTCCCGGTTCAACCACGATCACGCACCTTGGTTACTGGTCGGCTTTAAGTGGTGGCACTTTTTACGGCTGGAGAGCCTTAGATGCGAGCCAAACTTTTGCAACCTCGGGAACGTACACGATTGCAATTGGCAACCTGTCTGAATCTGTGGCGTAAGCCATGGCTGGGCTGTTCACGCTTAACAGCCAAACCCAAGGCAAACTCAACACCAACGCCCTTGCAGGTTTTGGCACCGGGTTTGTTGCTGGTGAATCATCAAGCACGGGCGTTGTTGCCGGCGTTCAAGGTTTCACTGGCACGGTTACAGGTTCAACAACATTCACTGGCAGCGTTGCCGGTGTTGTTGAGTTTGAAGGCACCGCATCGGGTTTGCTCGCAAGTAGTGGCAGCGCATTGGGAAATGCTGCACGAATTGGACTTGTCGGTGGTGTCACGCTTTCTAGTGGTTCTGTCACAGGCGTTGAGAACGATCAAGGTCTAGTTGTTGGTGTCAGTAATTCCGCTGGTCTCGCTGTTGGTTTCCCCGGTTGTGAGGGTTTCATTGTTGGCGTCACAACGTCAACGGGTAGTGCAGCAGGTTCCCCTGATGTGCCACCAACACCGCCTGAACCTGAAGCTGCTGGTGGTTCTGCCTATTCACCTTACAAATTAGTACATTGGCAGCCACCAAAAAGCAAAGATCCAATCGCTAAGGCAAAGCATTTTTCAGGAAAGATTTCCAGCATCACAATTGGCAAATCATTCACTCTTGGCTTTGCTAACAATTTCGGTGCTGTTGCCGGGTCAACATTAAATCTTGGTTTCGTTGAAGGCGTCAAATATCCAACAGATGAAATTGTTGCGCGATGCAAGCGACAGAAACTTGAGAACGAACTTTTGTCAATAGGTTTGTTCTAAATGAGAAACGAAAGGCAATACAACATGAATGTAGAGTTTCGCACCTTTGACGCTGGCATTATTGAAGTGAGAGCTGCCGAGTCTGGCGATGGCATGACTTTTGGCGGTTACGCTGCCCGATACAATTCTCCGTCACTCCCATTGCCTTTCACTGAAGTCATTGCCCCTGGTGCATTTGATCGCACACTCAAGTCCAAAAATGACATTCGCGCCTACATCAACCACGATGAGCGCCTCATTCTTGGCAGCACTCGCGCTAAGACTTTGCGCCTTGAATCCCGCGATGACGGTCTTTACTCGGAGATTGACTTGCCTGACACCAGTTACGCCCGTGACTTGTCGGTGTCAATTGCTCGCGGTGACACGCGCACCATGTCGTTTGGTTTCTCTACTGTCAAAGATACATGGACGGATGCCAACAACCGCACACTCAAGGAAGTACGCCTGCACGAAGTAAGTGCTGTCACCGGCGTCGCCGCGTACCCTGCAACAACTGCCAGCGTTCGTAACTTGACCCTGATCGCCAAGCGCACCGCCACCGACATCGACGAATTGACAAACGCAATCGCAGCACTTGAGGCGGGCACGGAATTAACCGATGATCAAGCCGACGTGTTGCTTTCCGTCGTTGACCGTTCACGCCCACAGGTTGAAGCAGTCGTTGATGCAACACCAGAGTCAACGGCAACGCCACTTTCATTGCTGATGAAGCAACTAGATTTGATTGCCAAGAATCTTTAGGCAATCTCGCGCAACGCCGGAGCCGGCGAGCGTACCGACGCAGGAGCCTGCGCGGGTATCCAAATAACCCACACTCAATCGAAAGGAATCCATCATGGATTACTTAGCGCAACAAATTGAGGCGCGGAAAACTGCTTGGCATGCAGCCAAGGCATTGCTTGACGGCGCAGCCGCTGAGTCCCGCGACCTTACCTCTGAAGAAGAACAAACCTTCGCACGGATCAACACCGACATTGACTCACGTTCACAGCGCATTTCTGACCTTCAGGGTTCAGCACTTCGCGCTGCTGACATTGAGGCTGCTGTCGCAACTGCTCCAGAAGTTCGTGAAGATCGCGCATTGCGCGAGGCAAGTGATTTTGATGTTGTTCGCGCTCTCGCTTCCGGTGAGATCCGCAATGCAACATTCGAGCGTCGCGACCTGAACACAAGCGATGACAGCGCCGTTGTACCGCAGTCCTTCTATGCAATTCTGCAAGAGAAGATGCAGTACCAGGGGCCAATGCTCGACGCTAACTTCGTAACCCAGTTGAACACTGCTGGCGGCGAAGATATCAAGGTACCTGTTGAGGCATCACGCCCAGCGGCAACCGCGATTGCCGAAGCAACTGCAATCACCGCACTTGACCCAACGTTCAGCAACATCACGTTGAAGTCACAGAAGGTGGCAGTGCTTACAAAGGTGAGCCGCGAACTCCTCACCGATTCCGGCATTGACATTGTTTCCTACCTTGCCGGCTCACTGGGCAAGTCCATTGGTATCAAGGCAAACAACCTTCTCACCGTTGGAACTGGAACAGTTGAAGCAAAGGGTGTCGTTACGGCAGCCGGTTCGGGCGTCGTTGGTGGAACCGCTGTCACAGGCGCGTTCACTGCTGACAACCTGATTGACCTTGCACATTCGGTTGACTCCGACTATGTGCGTCAAGGTGCAGGCTTCATGATGAAGCGTTCAAGCCTTGGTGCACTTCGCAAGTTGAAGGACAGCGCAGGCCAGTACCTGTATGTCCCAGCAGCTGCTGTTGGAACACCTGATTCATTCGCAGGCTTTGCAGTCTACGAAAACCCAGACATGGCTGCTGCCGGTCTTGGTGCAAAGAGCGTCCTCTTTGGACACTTTGGTTCGTACCACGTTCGCCAAGTTGGTGGCATTGAAGTTGCTCGCAGTGACGATGCTTACTTTGCCTCTGACGAAGTTGGTTTCCGCGTAACACTCCGCATCTGGGGCGACCTCGGTCAAGCCGACGCAGTGAAGTACTTCATCGGCAACGCCGCTTAAGCACTCACCAAATACCGCATGGCGGCGCAGTTGCACGGGCTGCGCCGTCATGCTTTTTGATCCGTGT